GGAGCCAATATATCCAGGGGGACTGCCGATGAGTTTAGCGTATTCATGGTTTCCTGCGTATTCCGCACAATTAATCTTTAAAAGCCTTTTAGGGTTCTTTAGGTAATGCTCAGCGGTTTGACGAGCTAGCTCTGTTTTTCCTACTCCGGTTGTTCCGATGAAGAATAAGGATGCAAAGGATTCAAATCCCGAGTTTAACAGCTTGAACGTTTCAAACATTTCATTAATAGCTTGGTCTTGCCCTATAATATTTTTCGAAATCTTTTGTTTGATGGAAATAAGCTCTTTCATATTATATGGCTTTAATAGCCCCATCTCTTCTTCCTCCTCACCCTCTACGATATTATAGTGACTACATGCGGTGTCGGCGGTAAGCATTGGATACACCTCTGTAACGGCTTCGTAGACAGCCTCGTTAAATACGGAAACGTCCCCGTACTTCTTTTGCATGGCTTCGAATCCAACCACGCATTTTTTTACAATTAGCCGAACAAGACCATTGATTGAGAAATTAGGATTCTCAAGCTTCTTGTCCAGAGCTTCAAAAATACTTCCAATATCCTCAGGTTGTAATCTGCGTACTTTTACGAAGCAGTCAAGGACTTGGCTATAGACGATGTAGTGATCGGTAGTCATTATTATATTAAAGACTCAACCGATGAACAAATATCACTTCTTTACTTGATTAAAATCCTCAAAAGATAACTTGTCTAGCTCTTTTTCCGTAGCTTTCGCTGGCTGAGTCTTATCTCGGTGGATTGCGAGCTTTACCATAGTGTCTAACATTTTAATTTTTCGGTTGTTAGCTTCCATAGACAGCTCTAGAGCTTTGATCATTTCGGACTTTGATTTATCATCCTCTGGGTTGGCGTCCACCATCCCTTTATAATAATCAAAAGCCTCCAACGCACGAACTCTATCCTCCGCACAATCACGAATAATTTCCTTCCCTACAAGCTGAATCCTATTAGGGGAGAAATAAGGTTTGCGAGGATGATAGGTTGTTGCCATTACTTATCTTTCTTGAAAATCTCAGAGAATTTTTCTCTCATCGACTTCTCTTCCTCTTTCGGCTTAGAAGCTTTTTTAGCTTTAGCCTTTTTAGCCTTTTTAGCCTTAGGCTTTTCTTCTACCCCTTCTACGCCTTCAAGCTCTGCTCGTTCTGCTCGTTCTGCTCGTTCTGCGGCAAGGGTTGCAATTCTGTTTGCTCTACGTTGTCTGCTGGATACCATAATTATGTGTCGGTGGGCTTGATTGACCGTTTCTTCAAGATTGAAGGGGTTACTTCGTCTTTAGAGAGGCTTTCGGGAGAAGAACCTCCATGCTTTACTTTTGTTCTCTTGGAATACTTCTTGATTTTTGCCATGTCTGTACTAAGAGGGAATCCTTTTACTACTTTATCGGTAGACTTCTCTCCCCAAGTACCCTTGGTGATTACATAAATCCTATCAGACTGCGGAGTAGTAAAAATTTGACCGTAGTTGGAGGTCTTTAGGGCTTGTCCGATAGACTTAAAGGATGGAATCTTGGATTTTTTAGCTTCAGCCTCTCCTTCTTTATTAGGAGAAGCATTTTTAAACATAGAGAATTCTTCTCTAAGTACTTCCATGATTTTAGCGTCCGAGTATCCGACAAATCGTCCACTCTCAGTTTCCATTTTAGCCTCTGCAAAGAGCCTAAACTCCTTGTCAAAGTCGAAAGCGTCCATGGAAGATTCGTATTGTGAATTGAAGAGATGCATAGTATTCCTTTTATATACCCTTTCACTTACCCTTTTTTCCTTTTTTGCATTTCGGGCAAATATACTCGTGACGATCATTAAACCTGTCAGAAGTTAAAATGGTTCCTATGCCTAATCGAATAGTTTGCCTCTCCCCACAACCGGCACATTTTACTCCGTGCCACTCATACTTATCTGATTCTTTAATACGTCCCATTATAATTCGTATTCTGGGTCATATTCAGAACGTATAGGCACAACGTGACCCTTAATTTTGTACTCTTTAGCTTTCGGCTTAACTGCTTTATTCTTTTCCTCAGGGGGAGGGTCTAATTTCCCTGTAATAAGAAGCAAAGGCCCTAAGAAAAATCCCCATACAAAATAGGCAATAATCCCTATAAAAATAACAAACCCCAAAAACGATTCAATCATCACTTATTCTCCGGTTTCCACCACTCATCATCCACAAAACTTAAATGTCCAGCTCTTTCTTCATCTGGCTCATTAGGGTTATAGTCCTTAGTAACCATATAAAGCAAACCTACAGGCTTATCTCCTATGGCGGTAAGTCCATGCCATTCTCCTGCCTTAATATGAATAACTGCAGGGTTATGCTCTCCTATGAAAAATTTTTCGGCTCCATTTTCATCAGAGTAAACTCCTACCTGAGCCATGCCTGTAAGAACACAAAAATAATCATCTTGATGTTTATGTCTGTGCCAGGCTTTTACAATTCCCGGATACAAGATAGAAAAATTTACTTGCTGTCTGCTTGTTAATGGAATCTGAGCATAAATGTCATTTAAACTCCATCCTCGAGAATCAGCGAACTTATTAAGAGATGTTACTCTCGGCATGTTTTAATCCTTCTGTTAATAATCGAACTTCTTCCAACTCTCTTTCTTTCTGCATCTCACCCAAAAGGCTTTTTACAGCTTTTACTTCAGAGCTAAGTCTTAAAATAACAAGCTCTCTCTGCTTTGCATCCTCTTCTTTTTTACGTTTTCCTTCCGACCTTAAAAAAGAAATATGTTGGTATACCTGGTATAGAGAGATTCCAATGAATGCTCCCATAATCATATAAAACGTGCTATTGTCCATCTTCTAGTTTGTCTGCGATTTTTCTGTCTAGGTCTCCCTTTCGATGCTTGGTCTTACCCTCATCAATAGAGAACCATCCCTGTGTTGGCTTAGTCGCAAGTCCATCTTTATAATAGGACTCGGTTAGTCCGTGCTCGGAAACTAAACCTTCATCATATAAAAGCTTAAATTCACAGGTTTGGAACGGTTTTGTTATTTTATTTTTTACAGCCTTGATAGTTCCTGTAATACCTAGAGGGTTTTTACGGTCATCAAACATTTGGTCGCTCTTACTCGATGCTGTTTCTAACGCGGTTCCACAATAGTAAAGAAGTGCCTTGCCTCCTCCTGCCTTGGTACGAGGGTCCCCAAACATTACTCCCACCTTGCTTCTAATCTGGTTAATAATGATTAAACCTGCTTTATGCTTTCTTAGCAAAGTATTAATTCTTCTTAGGCATTGCCCTGCTACTTTAGCTCTTAGGGCTCCTCCCATCTCAGAGTTCTTTCCAAAACCATCTGAAAGCTCTTTATTGGTAGGGGATGTTCCAATAGAATCATACCCTACGAGAATTGGGGTTTTAGGGTCTTTCTTGCGAATTGCCAAAATTGATTTTTCAATAAACTCAAAACAATCCTCTAATGATTCAGGCTCTGCATAAATTAATTTGCTCGTATCTAACCCAAGTTTCTCTGCGAAGTCTGGAGAGTACGCATGCTCATTGTCTACCATTACGGTATAATAACCTTTCTTTTGGGCTCCAATAAAAGCGTGGGTGAGGAATACGGTTTTTGCCGTACTACTTTCTCCGAAAATCTCTGTAATACCCCCAATAGGATATCCTCCGTTGTAATCTCCCGAAATTACTTTGTTAAGGGCATAGGAACCTGAGTCCACGTAACCAAAAATTTGGCTTTCTTTTGAGAGCACCGAAGCGTTCTCTAAATCCTTACAAATATCATCTAAGATGCTCATACTATATTAAAGTACTTTTACTTGAGATTTTATACAATTATATGTAATTCCTATTCCTTTTTGAAAAGAATACTTACAGTATATCCATCCAATGATCAACCATTTCCGAAACCATACCTTCGAATGTGTACTTAGGTTTCCAATTTAGTTTTTTCCTGATTTCCGAAGAATCTCCTTTTAGAAAATCTAATTCTTGAGGTCTAAAAAACCTAGGATCTACCGTAACATAATCTTTATAGTTTAAACCTAACAATGAAAAGGTTACATCGCACATCTCCCTAATAGTTCTACTTTCCCCCGTGGCAACCACCCAATCAGAAGCCTCTGAATGATTACTAATTAAATGCATGGCTCTTACATAATCTTTAGAGTGACCCCAATCTCTAGACGCATCTAAATTTCCCAAAGCTAAAGTATCTCTAATACCTTTTTTAATTTCAATTGCTCCTTTTACAATCTTATTAGTGACAAAGTTTGATCCTCTACGAGGGGACTCGTGATTAAAAAGAATGCCGTTACAAGTGTGCATATTATACGCTGCTCTATAGTGACGAACCAAATTGTACCCCATTACTTTTGCACAGCCATACGGAGAAGTGGGCATCATGGGGGTAGTCTTTCTTTGGTAACCATCCTCATCAACAGAGTTTCCAAACATCTCAGAGGAACTAGCCTGATAAAACTTTACATTGGGAACATGAATGCGGCAAACCTCAAGAATATTCAAAACGCCAATAGCATTCGTCTGGATTGTGAATGCGGGGACATCAAAGCTAACTCTTACATGGCTTTGGGCTCCAAGGTTATAAACTTCATCGGGCTTTACCTCTGATACAATTCTATGCAGGGAGTGAATGTCTGACAAGTCTCCGTAGTGACAAGTTACGTCCAGATGAGCAATCCTACTGTCTTGATTTTCCGCTACTGAGTTGCGACGAACGATACCATGTACTTCATACCCTTTCGAGAGAAGGTACTCTGATAGATAACTTCCGTCCTGCCCAGAGATTCCTGTAATTAACGCTACTTTTTGCATGTTCTATAATAGTCCTAGGTGTTAAATATTTTCATATTTCTTAGATCAGGCCAGTCTTTCCATTTCCATTGGCGAGGATTTCTATTTTTCGCCTCTTCAAACTTATCTAATCCGTTCTGTGCAGTCTCAGGAGTCATGTAATAATGATATCCCATACTACTAATATCTTGATTTCTCCAGGGCTTATCGGGAAGTCTGCCGTCATAAGACATCTTTTTAAGATTTAAAGCGGCAGATTCGTTATCTGTTAGGATCATACCTCCTCTCCCTAAACTTAAATGTTTCTGGAATTGAAAACTTAAGCACATATAGGTTCCAGGAATATAGCTATTTCTAGTCCACAATACAGCTGCATCTATAACTTCAGGCGTTAAATAATAGTAGTCTTCCCACTCCTTTGTTGTCCACTGCAACTCTATTCCTAGTTTATTAGCTAGAAAAGGAATAGAAATATAGGTTCTAGTTGGGACTGTAATTGACTCTGCACAGGTATATCGCAGAGCTAGTTCTACTCCATGAGTGCAGCAATCTACAGCAACTCCATAAGGAGCTCCGTAGAACTCTGCTATGGTATTCTCAAATTCTTTTACCGTGTTAAAATTCATTCTAATTAAATACCTTATCTAATTCTTGGCCTTCGTAGGGGCCGGTTTTATATTCGTATACTAGGGTGTTATCCTCTAAAATCTCATAGGTATGCCCTCCTTCTAAAGTAAACGAGGCATCTCCTGCTTTAAGTATGTGCGTTTCTAAAGGCTGCATTTCCGTGTCAAAAAAATGCACTTTTACACTACCTCGAATTACTACCCAACTTTCTTGAGCAATCATTTCCTCAAAGCAAGGCTTCTTCCAGATATGTTTATGTGCTCTAAAGGTTTTGCCCTTATCCATCTTTAAATAAGCACACTGAATAAAATTATCAGGCTCAATTAACTCCGTCCTTCCCGAAACTAATTCAGACGCTCTGTAAACACAATGAAGCATTTTATTATTCAATTTAGATCTAACTTTAACTATTTCTTTTTCAGCTTTAAGATTTTTCCTATCAGCAACGTCCTGTGTTTTTTTTATAATTTCCGTTGACGATATCCCTTTAGTATACTTAACATACTTCATAATACCCAAAGCTAAAGGTACTTTATGTTGTTCTTCAAACTCTGGGCTGGGGTCATCTCCGTGTACAACCACATCTATGTTGTGCCTATCAATAAACTCCTTAGTAATCATCCTAGGAGCGTTTTCTATAATCTCATCCACTAGTCTGCAATTTTTAACAATCTCGTACCTATAGTTTTCTTCTATGACAGGTTTTCTTTTATAAGATTCTACTGTGGCGTCCGAATGAACTCCAACTATCAATAAGTCTCCAAACTCTCTAGCCTGTTTAAACAAATTCAAATGACCTACATGAAATAAATCACCTACTATATCAGCGTATACACGTTTCATTAAATTTCTCCATTATAAAATTAAATTTATCATCAAAAATAGAACTCATAGTAGAAACTCTAAAACTGTTTTCTATCCCCTTTACCCCCGCATATATGACCAACCCCCGATCATACAAAAAGTCTCTTAATTGTTCATACTTCATAGTAGGATGTTTGAATCCTATAATAGAATTGCTGGGTAAGTAATTTATTGATTCTATTCCCATCTTAGAAAACTCTAAAATTAGTTTATCTCTTCTCTCGTTAAAACACTCTTGATGGTTGGAAGTTATTTCTAGAGTAGAATGTAGTGCATATACTGACTGGACAGGGAGGGTGAACGGTATACTTTCAGATGTATACCTACTTAAATCACAATAATAAGATCTACCATGACATTTCAGTCTCTCGTCCCATATTACAATGCCAAGGCCGGGGGTTGACTGCAAGCATTTATTGCTACAAAAAGAAATTACATTGATTCTATTTAAAAAGTCATCATATTTAGATGCTCCAAAAGAGGATGTAGCGTCAATAAAAAACTTAGCATTAGGATACTTCTGTGCTAGTATTTCTAAAGGGAAGTGTTCACCTGTCGTAGTTTCATTCTCTACGAAATAAACACATTTATACTCTTCGTTAGGTTTAACATCTCTGATGTCTTTAACAGGAACTTCAGTATACTCTACACCATAAATCTTCAGCATGTCTACTGCCCTTTGCCCGTAGATGCCAGCATTGAGCACAACCACTTTTTCATCCACAAGAGAGGAAATCATTGCTTCCATTCCAATAGTCCCACTTCCCCCCAATAAAGCAATCTTAAACCCACATGAGGAACCAAATCTCTTCAGTAATAGATTTTTAGTCTGCTGCAATATACTTTTAAACTCTTCCGTCCTATGACAGACATCAGAGCCGTTAGTCTGGGCCTCTTTAGTTTTATATCTCGTATTAGTTGGTCCTGGGTTGAGTAGTATCTTATGCATTTAAAAAATCCTTAACCCTTTTTGTATTTTCTAAACACTCAACCTCCACTCTAGGGCACTTTCCGTCATTGCTAATTTTATAAATCTTAGTAACTCCAGGGTAGTTCTTTTCCAAAAATGAACAATCGTAACCTCCAACAGACTCATGACAACCATTATCTAATACATAAACGAATAAGTTAGGCAAGTTTGCATCACGAATGCTATGAGTAATCCCTAAATGCATTAGTAGTGCAGCGTCCCCACTTAAAACTACAACATCTTTAGTTGTATTCTTAGCAATGCCCAAACCAATACACGGGGCAATACCCATGCTGCCTTGCATATAGAATATGCTTTCTTTGTCGGGATATAAACTATACACAGCCCTGGACATGTAACCAGTGTTGGTCACGTAAACAGCGTCACCATGCTTTTCAAATATCTCTCTAATAGACTCCTCTCTAGTTAACATTATTACCCCCTTTAACAATGGTGTAATTTGTGTATCCAATCAACTGAAGTAACTTTTCATCAGTTTCTCCCATAATTCTATGTTGAGGCAAAGTATGTCGATGCCCAATGACTAAACAAGGTAGAATACCATAAGGTATACACAAACTAGTTACTGGGTTTATAATGTTACCCAAACCAGAGTTTTGCAAATAAACACAAGCCTTTTCACCCGCTAATTCTGCTCCTACAGCTATGCCAATCGCTTGACCTTCATTGGTTGCAATGACATGCCGTAGCCCAGAGTTTATAATATCGTCTTGAAATTGTTTTAACGCACTATCAGGAACTCCAGTGAAGAATGTATAACCTTCACGCACTAAACTATCAAACAGGTTAGGATCCATATCTTTGCTGGTTGTCCTTAAGTTGATCCACTCGAATCAATTCAAATATATTTTCCATCTCAACTACATCATCATTAGCAGCAGATAAAGAACCTCCCTCATGTATCTTTTTAAAAACATCCTGAATTGCTTTTACTGCCGCTCTAACAGAGTAGTTAGCGTAAATTACCAAACTAAACCCTGCACTGTTTAATTCGTCTATAGTCACCTTATTATACGTAGTAGGCACACAAACCAAAGGTGCGCGAAGATTAGCTTTATGATACGCATCAGCAAATTCTAAAACCTCTTCTGGAGTCTTACTCTTGCTGTGAATTAAAAACGCATCGCACCCAGCATCGTTGTACATTTTAGCTCTCTCTAAAGCAACCAACTGACCATGACCTTGAATTAGAGCCTCTGTTCTAGTAATGATTGCAAAATCTTTATCTAATCTTTTCTCTACTGCTGCTTTAATCTTGCCGCACATAATCTCTGGTGTTTCCAAACTTTGCTTCATCCCATAAAAAGAACACCGCTTAGGAGATGGATTATCCTCAAAACACATAGCAGAAGCTTTTGCCTTCTCATACTCTCTAACCATTCTAATTGTATTAATAGAGCTAGGACCACCCTCATCAGCGTCCACCAAAATAGGAATACTTATCCTGTCACTAATCTTGCTAATAGTATCAAAGTAATCAGTCGTATTTAGAATGTTTGCGTCTGGTAGAAGGTTCCATGCATGAGATTCAAAGCTTGATACCCATACCCCATCATACCCCGCTCTCATAGCTAGTTCTGCTATTAAAGGGTTGTTGGCCCCTATAACAACATTAGTAGCTTTTACGTCATTTAATAATTCTTTTATAGTTTTCATTTTGATCTATTAATCATTGTCATTATAAATATTGTGATTAAAAGGTATTAATCCTTTTTCTCCTCTAGAGTCAGTTTTAGGATCTGACCAAAGATTGTGATAAAAAGAATAGGACATAAACGTACCTACGTCATTATAAATGTAAGGATTCATAGTAGCGCCTTCAAAAAAAATACTCCACAAGTCCTGCGCCTTATCCCTATTATCGTTGCTTAAAAACTCTTCCTTATGCTCCTGACATATCATATTAATACAGTCTCCTACGTCTGCCCGTCTAATCATTCCTTTTTGTATAAGATTATTACCCCAAGGATGAGCATACTTACAGATAGCTGATTTAAAGTTACTATTAACAAACTTTTCTATGTCCCCACTCCGTAACCCAATTAAATCTCCAGCAACCATAATGCAGTCTCCGTCTACAGACAAGGCTTCTTTAAAGGTGCTGTACATTCTCTGATCCTCTGGGTAGAGTATTTGAATATCATTTAAATTTTCTAGGTGATCTCTTAGTTGATTATTGCTTTTATCAATAACCACATATAATTTTGTATCATCTATTCTACACTTATTGATTACTTTATCAATTAAAATCTCCCCATCAAAAATCTCTAAATGACGATTTCTTTCGTATTTGGGGGGTCCAGCAGCAAGTATAATTATATTCTTCATATTAAAACTCAATTAGTCTCATGTAGTGCCATTGCGGATATAAATGTAAAGGGTTACCTGGATCCTGAATCATAGAGTTATTATCAGGAATTTTGCTAACAAATTCGGATAATGTAAGGTTGCCTCCTCGACTGCTGCCGTCTTTCCCATCCCTATTATTCCATTGAAAAAACCCATGCTTTGCTTTTGAGACAATGGTATCCAGATATCTTCTTGCCCATGAGTCACTCATTTCGGAAAAAGCATAATTGCTAATCACATAATCAACATTTTCAATTTTAGTTTTCCACTCATCAAAATCTTTGCACGAGAGAAAATTAACAGTTTCTGTTATACCTAAAAGAGCGAGGTATTTCTCTTGCAGGGTCGTTGCATGATGTAGGTCAACTAAGTTGTATGAGTTAATTGTGATACCCATGAATTCTGAAATTATGTGAAATAAGTAGCATTGTCCCCCATAACCACACCCTATTTCAAAAACATCAATATTGTTCTTATTTTGTTTTTTCAGGTTATGAAGCATTCGTAAAGCGAGATACAAGTAGCCAATGGTTGTTGGTGAAAACTCACTATCGCCACCACAGTAGTTAAGTAGTCTTGAAAAATTATGCTTTGCCGTATTACCGTGCCTATCATTTATTCTTATTTTATCCCAATCCAACTCTTTTAATATACTCGGGTATTCCTCTAGAAGCAGGGAGACGTAGTGTTCTCCTAAGGGTGCAGATGTATGTTCTAGTTCGTATGTGTAGTTTGGATCCGATTTAAAATTTTGAAAGGTATCATCATCAGTAGATGCTTTTTCACATACTAGCAAATATCTATGATAGCTTTCATCTTGTTCTCCCAAAGTCTCTTCTTTTATATAATTCATGTTAAAATTCTCTTTTTTAGTTTATTACCTAATGCATGAGCCCAATGCTCTACGTTTTGCCATCTTCCTGCCTGATACCCTTCTTTTTTCTTGATTGGGATTGTTCCATCGACCATCCATACTTCGTAATTACTGTCATTTCTTGCTCGTACTGAGCCATCAATTTCAAATTGCCAAGGGGTCATCCCATCAGTCATGTATTTAAGAAAGTACTCCTTATTCCAAAGTGAAAATTGCGTGTTTATAGTATAATTGCTTCCCTGAACTTGTTTAAACAGTTTAAAGTCTCCCCAAGGACACTCAGTAACTTCATCTACCAATTTTACTTTATAATGCCAACTGGTTTCAAGAGTGCAATCATTTTCCTCTGCGCCATCTGTAAGTTGAACTCTCCCTATTGCCCCATTATCTTTCATTCTTCCCAACAAGTAGTTAATGTATTCAATTTTTGGTGTATCATAAAAGAAAGTATCTTCAGTTCCATATAGGAAATAATCATCATCACAGCCTAAAAAGTATCTTCTCAGGTCTGTTGACCACTCGGAAACATCCCCCTGCTCACCCATTGAAATAAACTTACAATTTTCAGGTAATTCATACGATGGTTTATTATAGCCTAAAACTATAAGCTCTTGCTCTGGAATACACTGATTAAATATATGGATGAAGACCTCCAAGCATTCAAGATGCTTGTTATTAGTAGACACATAAAAAGGAACATTTAGCTTACTCATAAAATACTCTCCACTAACTTAACATCAACTAAATCTTTGGCTTCCCCTCTATGGGCCTTTAAAGATTTCACAACGTCTAATGTAGCAAACTTTATGTTGTTCCAATAAAAATGGTTATTAGGGTTGAACAAAATGTCATCTTTATGCATAGGATACTTACTTAACTCATTTTCATGTGAACTAATGTAAGAGCTACCTTTAATAATATGATTAGGATTATAATGGAGATAGTCTAAATCAGCACATTCTCGCAACCCAAACAAGGACATCACCGCACTTCCTGTTACACAGAAAAGATCAGAATTTAAATTATTACCTTCAATAGTTCTCTTGTACTTATTCAATTCAATACTAAGCTTTTCCGAAAAATCAGGATTACCTTTATTCAGGAAATAAACACTATTGGGATTGTATATTACTCTTGCTAATCGTAAAGTCTCTTCATGAGTATCATTAATGTGGACTGAAGACTTATCAATATTATAAATACTCCGAATATTCGATTTAAGCGAATTTACTTTTTCTAGGTCAGCCTCTTCAATTAAGATAACACGAACAGGGGTAGAGCCCCAACATAAGCCTGCTTTAATCTTTGCTCCAGCTATCGGATCTTGTGGTGTGCTTAACCAAGATTCCCCTAAATACATTTGGCTCATAAATCTGGTAAATCCAATTTTTTCTAAAGGAACTACTGAATCATAAACAACTTCGGTGGTAGAATATATTAAATCAGTTACTGCTTCTTCCTTAGAAGGATCTCTCACGGGATGTAAGGTAATAACTTTAGTACTAGGTTTCAGTTTAGCATACTCTAAAGCTATAAAATCTAAGTGCTTTTTACCTAAACCTAAATTTCTAAAAAAAGCAGAGCCGCAATCAAGCTGACCAGCAGAGGGCTCAGTAGTCTTCTGTGTTCTTAAAGTTGAATTAGTAATGTAAGCTGCCGCTGTTCGGTGCGATCCATTTAAGAGGTGTCCTTCTGGAGTAGTAGGGACGGGGTAGTTTTTATCAAACCCGCTCTCTCGCATAGAAGCAATTAAATTATCAAAACACTCCTTAAATTTTTCAAAGGTATTCTTATATGGATTATCGTACTCCTTAAAGCCATTCCAAACACGTAAATGTTCTTTGTAAATATCAACTGCAAAATCAGTCTTTAGTTTAGCCTCTTTATACGAAGCATACAAGAATTTGGGGACTAAATCAAAACGATAAGGAGTTAAGAGGTTATATCCAAAATTAAGGGGTCCGTAGGGGGACTTACTTCTAGCAAAATTAGCGTGTTGGTGTTGTGGATTGCTTTCCCTTTTATGATCGTTAAGAGGATTATCATCATTATAAACATAATTAATACCCTCCATAAATTTAGTGTGCCGTTCTGTAGCCATCTCATACATGGGGGTCATAAAGAATACATCTCCCCCTCCATCAGAATACCAGCCCGTATAAGTGTATAAATCTTCAACCTGAATGCTACGCCACAAAAACGCTTTCCAAGTTCTTAGGTGAGACATTGTAAACACACTCGTCCTGCATTGAGCTACGCTTCCTTGTTGGGCAAAGCCTTTACGCCCATCTGCATATCTAAACTGCCCAAAAGCAATCCAAATCTCCCCCTCTGAATAGGTATCAATCACTCTGTCAAAAACACCACTATCGGGCAACCAATCGTCCCCATCAACTTCGACGCAAATATCATCATCCTGAACTTGATCACTCCTAATAATTTGATCGTAGTTTCCAGTCTGGTAATACTTTTTAGTATTTTGAACTATAACGAACCTAGGGTCATCGCCAATAGATTTTTTAGCTTTTTCTACTGAAGAGTCCGTTGACATATCATCTAAAATGAAACACTTATAATTATCATACGTCTGGTCTTTAATAGATTGAATGCATTTATCAATCCACTCTTCACAATTATACAAGGTCGTTAAGACCACTATTCTCTGAGAACTTTGTTCCATTTTTTTAAGTACAGTCATACCTTTAGCAGTTCCTTCCATTTACTCAGTATATCTTCTGAGGTCCAATATCCCGCTCCAGATTCAGCGGAGTCTAATCCGTGATACCTAACACCTGCTTTTTCACACTCAGGCTTAATAAAATTAAAAGTCTCACTGAGTGAGCTATGATAAACATCTGAAAGGGTATCATACATTTTCTGTTTGTCATTCTCATGTTTCATAATTTTTGCGTAACCAGACTCGACGTAGTTTTTTACTTCCTCGGAGTAATACACTTCATCAGTTACTAGCCCGTATAGAAGCATTTCAGAATGCCCGTCCGCTAAAGCTCTTTCGATGGAAACATGCGTATTTTTGTTTCTATCTATACTTCCAATAGCTCCTGCAGATACAAAGGATTTTTCTCTTTCAATAAGGGGGAAAATTATGTTGGGGATAATCTCCCCCGTAACTTCTTGCCACTTCATTTGAGATTCAGACACATATACGATGTCATCCCAAAAAGGCTTTATTTCCTTTATGGGAAATACTTGCTTCTCATGACAAGCTAAAATAACTTTATTCGAGCTTTCAGGTCTTTCAGGAAACTTCAAAAAGTGTACTATGAGATTTTCACCTTCCTCATTTACAGCACACTCTTGAAGTCTTCCCGCCTTACACTTGTCCAAGTGCCAATCATGAGGACCATAAAACGTACAATCTAAACCATTCTCGTTAAAAAGATTACACAAGTTTATAAATGCAACCGTAGAACCTCCAGGGTTAGTCCAGCCCGATATTATTTTAATTTTCGACACGTTCTAAAAGTTGTTCATATAACTCCAAGCGGGAATGTATATGATTATTAATATTAAAGCGTTCATCTGTGATTTTCTTCAGATTTCTACCCATTTCTTCTCGTAAATCTTTGTCTTTAATAAGGCGAGACAAAGCTGAAACCCATTCACCCCTTGGGTTGTCCTTAGATACAAGGTACCCCGTAACCCCATTCTTAATAACCTCATCGTAACATCCGCAGTCTGTAGCAATTAAAGGAATCCCATACCTACCACACTCCATAAGCTTAATTTCGGATTTAGAGTCATTAAAGTTATTCCACTCCAAGGGAGCAATAGCAATATCCATATTCGGAAACATAGCTCCGTACAGGTGGGATGCCATTGCAGGATATACAGCCCAATTCCTATGCCGAATCCCTCTGGTTAGGATCTTCTCATAATTATTCCATACGTCCTGTTGCCAATCACCTTTGTCGCCTTTCTTATTAAGGGGAGGTCTCCCAAAGAATCTCCAATGAACTTTCTCAGGTCCCACTTTGGCATTAACTCCCATAGCAACGTTGGGAACCTGCTTTAAATCTTGCTCATGGTGAATTCCTCCTACCCATCCAATTCGACAGGGAGCTTTCTTAGGGACTTGAGGTTTAGGAAAATTCCAACAAGGTAAGTCGTAATCAATTGCGTTTTTAATTACGACAAGAGTACCTTTTATAAAAGGCATAACTCTTTCTGCGAACTTTCTTTGGGTTACAGATACTAAATCTGCGTTGTTGTAAATAGCCTTTGTAAGCTCATCTAGCTTATGGTTTTTATACAAGTCTTCTAACCTATGTCCCTCATAAAGGTCTGTTAGAAGGTCATCAGTGTCGTAATGAAAGAACTTATTCATCTCCTTGGTCTTCTGCACAAGTTCAACCATGTATCTCGCACCAAAATTAGAGATATTCTGCGTAAAGACGATATCCGCCTTCTTCATGTTATCTGATACCTCCATCCCTTCTACGGGCTGTTTTGTTTTTTCATCCCACTGTAAGGGATTTAGCTCAAAAATAACTTCGACCTTATCGGGGAATTTTTGAGCTAGTTTTTGCATAGGCATAATGATGCGATAATAGCTACACCCTCCATGATTAGCGGGAACTGCTAAGATCTTAAGCCTATCGTCATCACTAAAAAATTTCTGTTCTTCCATGTTTTAAAAAAATAGCCCCCTGAGGGTTCCCAGAGGGCATAAAAATTTACAATATTAAAAGTTAGTTATTCGCCCAATCCTTTCAGATGTGCGAGATAATCTTCCTCACCCTCAGAGGTTTCTACAGGGCTAGAAGTTTCAGCCTTTTTAGCCTGCTCTACAATATCATCTCCCGTGATTTGCTGAGCTAATGCCTTCAAATCTTCGTATGACGCTACTTTAATCAGTCCATGAATATCATGAAGCTCGTCCATCCAAGTTGCTACTTCAGCAGGAGTACCCGCTTCAGTTTTTACCGGCTTCGGAGCTGATTTATCGTAATTTGGCCATTGTCCCGATTTATCTTTAAAAATCTTAAAGTCGTTTCCCGTCTTAAGGTCTGTAATATCCCCGTAATCATCATCAAAGAAGCAATCCAAAATCTTACCAAAGAGTTTTACTCCCATAGAAAGAATTTTAACTTCTCCAGTTTCTTTCTGAACAGCATTCAGGTAAAAACGCTTACGTGCCTTGATTTCTCGGGCAATAGCGATGTTACCTTCCTCTTTCGTGTTCCAAAGCCTGAAACTTAGGTCACAAACAGGACACTCGCCTCCTTGAACCCGAGGGCAGTGATAATTGCGGTCATTAATGCGGTGAATTCCAGTTTCTGCG